TTATGATGAAGATCTAGATCTGATTCGTTCGACTCTTAGATCCCTTCTTCTTTCCGGTGAAGAGGGTTTACAGTTGGCACAGAGAGTAGCGGAAGAATCAGAACACCCTCGTGCCATCGAAGTCCTGACAGGCATGATTAAACAACAGGCCGAAAACGCCCATGCATTAATGGCGATGCATAAAAAGAATCAAGATATTAACGTTACTCAGGCTAAAGGTCAGCCTGATGATACCAAGTCTTTAACACAAAATGTATTTGTAGGATCCACGGCAGAATTACAAAAAATGTTACGTGGTGAAAGTGAAAAGGTGATTGAACATGACGGAAATAACGAACGGAATCTTTAAAATTATTAGATCCTTAGTAGGGGACTCAATTTTGCTAGCTGTAATCTATACGGTTGGTCATATTTTGGTGGCTATCACAACCGTTAGACTTATTACAGGAGCTAGTTGGTTTGATGCAGGATTAACTGCATTAATCGAACCAATTATCAATGGTGTTTGGTTTTACGTACTACACAAATTTGTAGCAAAGAGATTAATTAAGAGTGAATGAAACTTATCTCGGCAACGCACAGGTAAAGAAAGACGGCGTACAGCAAGGTTGGACTAAAGAAGATGTTCAGGAATACCAACGTTGCATGACCGATCCTGTGTACTTTGCCGAGACATACGGTAAGGTTATCTCACTCGACAAAGGTCTTGTTTCTTTTAAGCTGTATCCTTATCAGAGAGAAATGTTTGAACATTTCAATGATAATAGATTCTCCATTGTATTGGCGTGTCGTCAGTCTGGTAAGTCTATCAGTTCGTGTATGTACATACTGTGGTATGCACTATTTCATCCTGATCAAACGATTGCTATTCTTGCCAACAAAGGCGCCACTGCCAGAGAGATGCTGGCGCGTATCACATTGGCATTAGAGAACACTCCGTTCTTTCTGCAACCAGGCACTAAGGCGCTGAACAAAGGTTCTATTGAGTTTAGTAACAACTCTCGTATCATTGCTGCAGCCACGTCCGGCTCTTCCATTCGTGGTTTGTCTGTCAACCTACTGTTTCTGGATGAGTTTGCATTCGTAGAAAACGCTGCGCAGTTCTATGCCTCCACATATCCAGTTATCTCGTCTGGTAAAACATCCAGAGTTATCATTACATCTACAGCTAACGGTATCGGTAACGTGTTCCATAAGATCTATGAAGGCGCGGTGCAGGAGGTGAATGAGTTCAAACCATTTCGAGTCGACTGGTGGGATGTGCCTGGAAGAGACGATAAGTGGAAGCAGCAGACTATTGCCAATACATCGGAGCTTCAGTTCCAGCAGGAGTTTGGTAACACGTTCTTTGGTACAGGCAATACACTTATTTCTGCTGACGCCTTAATGAACATGAAAGCAGAACCTCCTGTGACTGTCGGTGATGTTAACGTATATGTAGAACCCAAAGCAAATCACGACTATATCATGACGGTTGACGTGGCAAAAGGTCGTGGACAAGATCACTCCACATTCAACATCATTGATATCACTACTAGACCGTTCAAGCAGGTCGCGTGCTACAGAAACAATCTCATCTCACCTATCTTATATCCAGACATTATCCATAAGTGGGCAAAAAGATACAACGAAGCATATGTTATCGTTGAGTCCAACGATCAGGGTGCGGTTGTGGCCAACGGACTGTATTATGATATTGAATACGAAAACACACATGTGGAGTCAATGATCAAGGCCGGTGCGATCGGCATGACCATGAATAGAAAAGTAAAGAGAATCGGTTGTTCCAATCTCAAGGATCTGATTGAAGAGAAAAGACTGGAGATCGTGGATCTGAATACAATCAGTGAGTGTTCTACATTTGAAGCCAGAGGGAATTCTTTCGAAGCTTCTGATGGTAACCACGATGATCTAGTCATGAATCTCGTTATGTTCGCATGGTATGTTGGAAGTGAAGCATTCATCAATCAAACAGACGTCAATCTCAAGCAATTGCTGTATGAAGAAAAGATGAAACAGATAGAGGATGAAGTGGTTCCGATGGGCATTATTGATGATGGAATCAACACGACCGAGAACACAAGTAGTGTCTGGGAAGTGGTAGAAAAAACAGAATTGTTCTAAAACTGATAATTTATAAATATCAATGCTGTATTGAATAATCTTATCATGGGTAACTTATAATTTAATCCAAACGAAAAAAGGAAGACCAAATGGCATTCTTTACGCCTTCACTGTCTCCAGCTGTTGTAACCCGTGAGATTGACCTCACTGGTATCGTACCTAACGTTGGCACATCGACGGGTGTGTTTGTAGGTGATTTCCGCTGGGGTCCAGTACAAGAACCAATCAGGGTCGACACTGAAGCAACTCTCGTAAGTCGCTTTGCATCCCCTGACATCAATAACACAGTGGACTTCCACTCCGCTGCTTATTACACAAAATACGCTAGTGAGCTTTTTGTCATCAGACAAGCCGACTCTGCGACAGTAAACGCATACGACTCGGCTGGTACCGGAAACAGAACCGCTCCTTCTGTTTTCAACCAAGATGACTTCGACACTCAATTGAGCGCTCTCGATTCCAATACTCACAGCTTCATTGCTAAATATCCAGGAACTCTGGGTAACAACATCGAGATTCAAATTTGTCCTGCCGGTGAATCCGATGGCGACACCGCTATCTTCGACGGCTGGAAATACGGTGGAACTCCGATTGTATCCACTCTGAGCACCTCTGGCACTCTTCGTCAGTTTGACCAAGCTCCGGGAACGTCTACATACGCTTCTGGTAAAACAGCTACAAACGATGAAGTTCACGTTGCAATCATTGATGCCGGTGGATCCATCTCCGGTACCAAAGGTGCAGTGCTTGAAACTTATCCGTTTGTATCCCTTGGTAAAGACGCTAAGAATCCTGACGGATCCAGTAACTACATCAAGGAAGTAATCAACAACGGTTCTCAGTTCGTATGGCTGGTTGATCCAGGTAATATTGACTCTGACTACGGTGTTGCTGGCGCTGGTACGACCATTGATTCCGGTGACAACTTCCTCCTCAGTGAGAACAGAGCAGTTAAGACCATCAGACTCGTGAACGGTACTGATACCACTGCGCTTTCCACAGGTCAATACGCAGAAGCATTCGACCTGATTGAGGACGTAGACAAGTTTCAGGTCGACTTCCTGATCGCACCTCCTTCCATCACGAGAAGTGCACACGACGCAATTGTAACCGATATGGTTCAAATCGCAGAGCTTACTCGTAAGGACTGCGTGGTAGTAGCATCTCCTCCAAAGAACGATGTGATTGGTGTCAGTGACCCAGTTACTGCTACGGTAGACTTTGCCAACGGCTTAACGTCTAGCTCATACTTGTTCTTGGACAACAATCACCTAACCGTGTACGATAAATACAACGATCAATTTATCCAAATTCCTGCTGCTTCTTCTACAGCTGGTATCATGGCTCAGTCTGATTTCCAGACAGCTCCATGGTTCTCGCCTGCTGGTCAAAGACGTGGTGTGTACTTTGGTGTATCCGATCTCGCTTACTCGCCAACCAAGGCTGAGCGTGACACTCTGTACAGAGCTAACGTCAACCCAATCACGAATCTTCCAGGGTTTGGATTGACACTGTTTGGTGATAAGACTTTCCTCAAGCGCCCATCTGCATTCGATCGTATCAACGTACGTCGTCTGTTCCTGACGCTGGAGAGAGCGATTTCTAGAGCTGCTCAGCAGGTACTCTTCGAATTCAACGATGAGTTTACCAGAGCAGAGTTTGTCAATATCGTCGAGCCATTCCTCAGAGAGGTTAAGGGTCGTCGTGGTATCACTGACTTCCGTGTAGTCTGTGATGAGACGAACAACACTCCAGAGATTATTGATCGCAATGAATTCATTGCTACTATCTTCATTAAGCCTGCGCGTTCTATCAACTACATCACTCTGAACTTTGTGGCAGTTAGAACCGGCGTGGACTTTGAAGAAGTAGTTGGTCTGTCATTCTAAACCGCTTACTAAGGAGATATAAGAAATGGCTATTTTAGGAGTCGATGACTTCAAAGCAAAACTGAAAGGTGGCGGTGCTAGACCTAATCTATTCAAGGCAACGATCAACTTTCCAGGTTATGCAGCTGGTGACGTAGAAATCACCTCTTTCATGTGCCGGGCAGCTCAGCTTCCCGGTTCCATCATGGGAGAAATTATTGTACCATTCCGTGGTCGTGAACTGAAAATCGCTGGTGACCGTACGTTTGACGTATGGACAGCACAGATCATTAACGACACCGACTTCAACGTCCGTAACGCTATGGAACGTTGGATGAATGGTATCAATGCTCACTCTGCAAACACCGGTCTCACTAACCCAGTAGATTACCAGGCCGACCTGATTATCGAACAGTTGGACCGTGACGCCAGTGTTCTGAAGACCTACAACTTCCGTGGGTGCTTCCCAACTAACATCGATCCAATCGATCTGTCCTACGATCCCGCAGCGGCAATCGAAGAGTTTGGTGTTACATTCCAAGTTCAGTACTGGGAATCCAATACGACTGACTAAAGTCGGAATAAATAAAGTAGGGGAGGGAATCGTCTCTCCCCTATTCTTATACTTGGAGAAATATTTTGGCTGACAATAGTTTAAAACTCTTTGGATTAGAGATTCGTAGATCCAGAAGAGAAAAAGAAAAAGAACAGCTTCCGTCTATTGTTCCGCCCTTAGATGATGATGGTGCAGGTTACATCACTGCATCAGGTAGCCACTACGGTTCCTATGTAGACCTCAGTGGGGAACAAGCTAAGGACGATAAAGACTTAGTTAAGAAATACAGAAACATCGCACAGCATCCAGAAGTAGACGCGGCGGTTGAAGATATCGTTAACGAAGTAATCTCTGGCGAAGATAGCGTCGTGGAAATCAACTTAGACAAGGTTGATACTACTGACTCCATTAAGAATCAAATCAAAGAAGAATTTGACAAAATCACCGCCATGCTTGACTTCCAAAACTATGCTCATGATATCTTCCGCAGATATTACGTAGATGGAAGAATTTACCATCACTTGGTTGTAGATCCTGCACGTCCTCAGGAGGGTATTCAAGAGATCCGGCCGATTGATGCACTTAAGATCCGTAAAGTCAAAGAGATCAAGAAAGAAAAAGATCAGATTACAGGTGCTAATATTGTAAAGAAAGTAAATGAGTATTTCATTTACATGGAGCAAGATAACGTTGCTTCATATACAGCTGGTAACAAGAACAACAATGCTCTGAAGATCTCTCCAGACGCGATTAGTTATGTCACCAGTGGTCTCTTAGATGCTCAGAGAAAGAAAGTAGTATCCTATCTCCACAAAGCAATGAAGCCGATCAATCAGCTTCGCATGATGGAAGACGCACTGATTATCTACAGACTTGCACGAGCTCCTGAGAGAAGAATCTTCTATATCGATGTGGGTAACTTACCTAGAGGTAAAGCAGAACAGTATCTGAAAGACATCATGACTCGCTATAGAAATAAGCTTGTCTATGATGCTAGTACCGGTGATTTAAAGAACGATTCCAAACACATGTCTATGCTTGAGGACTTCTGGTTGCCTCGTAGAGAAGGCGGTAGAGGGACCGAGATCACCACCCTTCCTGGAGGACAGAACCTTGGAGAGATCGATGACATCGTGTATTTCCAGAAGAAAGTATTCAAAGCACTCAACGTTCCAATCGGACGAATCAATCCAGAGGAAC